GCATTTTCGACAAATTCCTTTGCATGTTTGTATGGCGGATTAGTAATAATATCCCCAAAGTGAGTTGCTACTTTCGCCCATGTGCGATCCATGAAATCTATTATCATTGTTCCCTCATATCCTCTATCAACTATGTCTGATGAAATAACCTTATATCCTCTTCTTTTCAGGACTTCGCTTATATGACCTTTGCCACAAGCTGGTTCCCATATCAAGTTATTAAACTCTTCGAGTTCTAATAGCATTTCCACCGCTTTCGGGTCTGTTGCGTAAAAGTCATTTTCTTCGCGTTCTTGCTCTGAATAATTGCTGGCACCGTTACAAGTAAATACTGATCTGCTATTCCCGTTCCAATTTTTCATTTCTTCCCTATCCTCGTTATCTCAATCAGCGTTATGCAAATTATTGCTGTTATGATTATTGCTTTCATACTTCCTCCATCTCCACCTCTATCCTTGGATTTTGCTTGTCGATAAAAAACTCGTCTGTGAAGCCTTTAACCCACTTCCATCCGTCATCTTTCAGCACTCCTTTTTTCACTAATGCGTCAAGTATGAACTTCTTAGCAAATGCGATGTTATCCATATCTCGCCTTGAGTTTTTCTCGTACCACTTGAACGCTATCTTTACGGGTCTATTGATTTTTACTTTTCTAACCGATAACATTACCAGTTCCTCATTTTTCCGCTTCATCTCCGCTCCTTTGAAGCGGTTAGACCGGTTAGCGTCTATGTAGTCATTTAAGCCGTCAAGCCTGCCTTGTATCGTAAACTTCATAGCCCTAGTGCTTCCTTTAGCTTTGCTCTATCCTCTTTCATTTTCTTGGTTCGTCTGTCAGTTCCGCTTGCTTTAACAAATACACACATTTCAGCAAGTCTTGATGTTATCCTGTCTTTCGTAATATCACCGCTCCTTGCAAAGTCATTTGTGCTTAAATTTGTTGTTACGATTAGTGGCAGTCCGCTTCTGTATCTTTCATCAATCACATTAAAAACAATCTCGTTCATGTACTCGCTTTGCCTTTCAGCTGTGAAATCGTCAATCACTAGCAAATCGTTATCGTTTAGCTTGTTATACACACCTTGTTTATCATCAGTTTTCCACAGCTCGTTGGCAATCCTTGAAAAATTAGTCATCATGCACGGTATGCCTTTGTTTATCAGCTCATTCACAATGCACGCTGCTATATAGCTTTTACCGCTTCCGCTTTCACCGTATATGAGCAGTCCTTTGCTCATCTCTTTCATCATCTCGAACTTGTCAGCATAGTTTTTAGCAATATCACTTAGCCTTTTGTCTTTTCTGTCGTCGTTTTCAAAAGTCCAGTTTTGCAGCCCTGCGTCATAAAATCCTAGTGCCTTTAATCGCTTAATGCGTCTAATGCGTTGTTCTTTTATCCGCCGTTCTTCATCGTCAGCAATCGCTTTAGCTTCACAATCACACATACAAGCGACTTTCTGTATTATGCCGTTCAGCTTGACCTCGCACTCTTTCGGACTGTTGCAATTACCGCAATATAGCAATCCCTCAACTTCGTAATCTGCGTGTTTTTTTATTGCTTTTATCTCGTCAATCTCAAACATTGCTTGCTCCTAACACATATCAAATGCTTCTCGTAAATCTTCTGGTATTTCCGGTATTTCAGGCGGTCGTCGTTTAACTACCTCTCTGCGTTCCCATGTCCGCACCGCCGCTTTCCAGTCTTTCATCTTGCTTTTCCCGACAATCCAACCCTTTGACTGATAAAAATCAATAAACGCTTCAGGGTCTATGTCATTCTTTCGTTCCTCGCAGTATGCTTGCACTTCTTCAACGGTTGGTGGTTTAAATCTTTTGGATTTTTTCGCACGCTCCCCCTCTGAGGGGGATAAAGGGGGTGTATTATCTATACTATCCTTACCTAACCTAACCTTACCTAACCTAACCTGTGTATCCACTTTGGATACAGAATGGATACATTGTTCATTTTCCAATGCTTTCACGGTTTCTTTATCAGCAAGTGCATATGACTTATCTTTTTGCATAATTAGCATATTTTTTTCTTTCTGACATAAAGTCGGCTTGTATCTGTCAGACTGAATGTAGTTGTGTAATTTCCAGTGTTTAATAACAATCACACCGCTATCAAATGGGATAACATAATTTTTAGTGATTAATAGCCTTAAATCATCTGTTGCTGCTCCGCATTGTCTAATAATTGATTTAGGGTTATTTATAAAGCCGTCATCATCAGCAACCGCAATAAATGTGAAATATAAGCATCTTGCACTTAATGACATATCCAAAAAGTCATCTGAAAAAACTATTGTCTTTGACATCATTCTGCGTTCTGCCATGTCTGTTTTATCCTTTCAATTTCATCAGGTGTTAGCGTTTCAATTCCTTGCAATTTGCACTCGTTTATAACGCTGTCAAGTATTCTACTCATCTGCTCAGTGTCATATACGCTAGTGCCATAAAAACACCTCAGGTTTGTATATTCTTTAAGATGCTTGCTAGCCCCCACATCTTCACATATCCAGCCTAAGCCTTTGCTAGTCCATATATCTTTCCACCGCTCGACTGCCTCGTTTTTTATTGGGAGTATTTCATAAGCTCCAGCTCCTTGAATTTGAAGTCTATAGACTTCTTCGGTTGGTAGTTTAAGCACCTCTGCAAGCTTACCGATAAGCACCCATAAATAAGCATTAGCATCTAGGCTTCGATGTTTTCTTCGCTGTTTTGCGGATATATCAAACTCCTTTTCGCCGTCTGCTTTTTCAAACTTTTTAGCAAAGTCTATAGCTTCGTAAAAATCGTTTTGCTGTGTTTCTATTGTTATTAAAGTGCTATCTTCTGACCTATAAATTACTGGTTGTTTTTTAACTCTCATTTTTTGTTATCTCTCACAAATTTATATAAATTGCTTAACGAACTTTCAACGGTTTAAGCACTCATATTTTTACTAATTTTGTTATTCATCATAGGTAATTTTTACCAAAAATACGCATAAATTCTTCGTGGCTATGGGTCGCTTCAAACGCTTTTTGTCCGTGTTTTTTTAGTAAAATATTTGTGTTGATATTGTGATGAACTCCATTAGGTGGCTCATTGTGACACCAATGGCACAAATAAATTACCAGCCCGTACTTTTCGCTGTTCTTCCTATTAGCACCACCGAATATATGATGTCTTTCTAAGTTCTGTGTGCTTCCGCAGAAAAAGCAACATTTATTTTCCTGTAACATTTTCACTCCTTATATAAAAACGCCCGACTTTTTAGTTACCAAATTCAAGATAAAGTATTAAAGCATTATTATTTAGATTTAATTTCAAGGAGTTGCCGGGCGTTTTTAACTAAAATGGTATATCTTCGTCTATTCTTTCATATTCATCTGGCAAATCGTCTATTTCTTCATATTTTGCCTTGTTATCGCTTCTTCCTTTGCTTTTACTTAAGAACTCGACATTATTTGCTATTACATCAGTTGTATAGACTGTCTGTCCGTCTTTGTTCTTATAGCTTCCTGTCTGTATTCTGCCTTGTATGCCAACTTGACTACCTTTAGCAAGGTACTTACCGCAATTCTCCGCAACCTTATTCCATGTAACTATCCTTATAAAGTCTGTTCCCTCGCTTCCTTGTCTACCTATAGCAAGTGTGAATTTGCAAACTGCAGTACCGCTTGGCGTATAAGTTAGGTCGGGATCTTTTGTTAATCTTCCTATTAGTGCAACGCTATTCATTTCATACCTCTCTTAATGTAATCTTTACATATCAAAATTATTTTTAAATGCTAATGTTACTATTGTTTCTATATCAAAGTATTTCATCTTTTAACCTTTCTCTCGTTCCTTATGATTAAAAATATTCCTATGATTGATAAAGCAAATGGATATAGCAAGCACTCGCTGTCTGCACTCATAACACCGATTGATGTTATTAAAAATCCCAGTTTATTCATCGCAAACCTCCATCGTATATATCGCGTAATTCTTGTCACCTTTTGCTATGCGAGTTTTAATGTCGTAACCGTCTTTTTTTAGATCTGCTATTCTTGCACCGAGTCTGAAGCAACCAAACTTGTTAAGTGCGTCCATTGGTGTTATTTCGTTGCCCTCTAGCAAGTAATCTAAAATCTGTTGCTTTTGTGATTTTTCTGTTATTATTTTCTTGTGTGGTGGTGCTTGCTTCGACAGCACCTTTTTTTATTGCGTTCATGCTCTCACTCTTTCTAGCCATCTGTCTATAACATCATTAACTGCATACTGTCTGCTCTTACCGTCAAAATGGTAATCGCAATCTTTCATCATTGTTCTTACATATTCTCGTGATTTTCCAAAGAAATTCGCGATCTGTGTCATGTTTGGAAATCGTCCGCACTCTTTAACCAGCTCATACCTTAATTGCTTTCTATCCATGTCTACCTCCTTTCAAATTTTTTATACAGCTCAGGGAATAATAACCTTGCTTCCAGTTTTGCTATGTCCCTTGCGTTGAATATCGTTGCTATTGCTAACAAGATATTAGTTAGACAATTAATGACAACTAGCGATAAAATTATCTTTTCCATGTCTATCCTTTCTGCTGTCTTGTGATATACTCTCCTTATTACTAAGAAAGGAGGTTTTATATGTCTAAAAAATGTAATCCTAGCCCTAAAGTTAGTAAGGCTGGAAAAACTTTGTCTACCAGTAAATCATCGTCTAAAAAATCTAAAGCTGGTAGAACTTTAGCAATTCATAAAAATGAGAAACACTAATCTTGTTTGTTTTCACTTAACACTTGGTGTATTGCTGTTGCTAAGCTTTGCACTAAGTGTTCGTTTTCAGCTTCCTCAAATCCTAATTGATTTAATACTGCGTGTAATATCTCATGCCATAATGTAACCTTTTGAATGTCATCGCTTAGCCCGTTCAAAATCTTGATTTTCTGATTAAGGTAGTCAACTTCGCCGATTTTTAGTTCTTCTTTTGAAATGTAATCGACAAATTCAATTTCATACTTAGAACCTAATATGTTTATTTGGTTTTCCATGTCTAGCCTTTCTTTTTAATCGTTATCTCATATCCGAGGATATAAATAATCGCAACAATCCTGGATAACTTCCACAGAGCACCCGTCCCTTGTAATTATGTCTTTATCAGTAATTGAGATAATCAGTTCTTTTTCTTTATTGGTAACGACTATTTCTCTTACTTTTTTATCGCCTATAATCATGTTTAGCCTTTCTGCTGTCTTTTGTATTCATCTATAAACTGTTCACACGCTTTTACAATTAGTTGATTTTTAGATAAACCTGTTTCTTTTTTTCGTGCTTCCAGCAATTTGTCTAGCTCTTCATTAATTCTTAGAGTTAGTCTTGTTTCCATATTAGTACCTCCTTGTTGGTGTCTTTATGGTGTCAAGAACTATATTTATTTTATTTCAAATTAGTGTTATAATGACACCACGGAGGTGATTTTATGGATAATATCAAACGCTTTACCTTTAGACTTCCGACTGAACTTTTTAATCAGGTTGAAGATATTGCTAAATCAAATCATCGTTCAGTTAATGCGGAAGTGATTGTCGCTATTGAACAATATCTAAAGTCGCTTAAAACTCTTCCAAAGAGCGATGACAATTAATGCTTGAAGTCTTATATCAAGTTCATCGCTTATCTTTTTCAACGCTTCGTACACCTCTTCAGGAACTCGGAGCGTTATTTGTTTGCGTTCCATTGTTAGCCTCTCTTTCATGGTTAGCCTTTCTGCTTGTTATTTTAGTTTTCTAAATATTATGAGTAAAAAAATATGACTCAATTTGATCCTCATTGACATTTAACAGTTTAAGAGCTTTTATCATTTCGTCTTGAGACCATTCAGTTTTGTTATTCAACTTTAAATTTAATGTTGAAGCTCCAATGCCTAAAGCTTTTGCAAATTCTTCTTGCGTGTTAAACTGCTCTTTTATTCTACCTTTTAACTTATTATAGTTATAGTTCATTTTATCTCCTCTCTGTTTTAGTTTTCTAAATTATATAATGGCTTATTGCTCCTGTCAATATCTTTTTTTATTTTTCTAAAAAAAATATTTGATTTTCTGAATGTTCAAGCATATAATATTGCTATAAAACAAGGAGAATATTATGGATACTCGAACAAAACGATTAAAAATAGCGTTTGAAAATTCAGGACTTACTCAAACAGAAGTATGTGAACGAGCAGGAATAAATAAGGGTGCGTTTAGTTCTTATCTGTCTGGCAGATATTTCCCTAAGCAAAAATCTTTAGAAAAACTATCCTCAGTTTTTAATGTGTCAATTCAGTATTTAATGGGAATTGATAATGTACCCGTTTATGAGGCAGCTGCTGGAGAGGGTCGCTATAATGATGCTTATCCGTCTGACGCATATTCTATAAACCTCAAAGATGATGAGTTTTTATTTAGAGTTGTCGGTAGGTCTATGGAACCTACTTTATTGGATGGTGATATTGTAGTCGTTACAAGACAAAGTACGGTTAACTATACTCGGCAGATTGCACTTGTTAGAATTAATGGTGAGGAATCTACTTTGAAGCGAGTTCAGATTAAAAAAGATGGCATAGTTTTAATTGCTGATAATGTAAATGTTTATGAACCTCACTTCTTCTCCGCTGAGGAGGTTAACGATTTACCAGTTAGAATAGATGGCATCGTAAGTAAGGTAATTAGAGAGTTATAATTTTATTGATGAGGTTTTGTTATGAAGTTTTTTAATAAGCTTTTTTCTAGCTCAGCAACTCAAAACAATATGAATTGTGATTATATAATATTTGATCTTGAAACAAGTGGACTAAACATAAACACTTGTGAGATTATAGAAGTTGGTGCTATTAAAGTTTTTGATGGAGAAGTTGTTGATAATTTTTCTTCTTTAATTTGTCCTAAAGAAAGAATAGATAAGGCAGCAATTGAAGTTAACTCAATTTCATTGATTGATTTGTATAATGCCCCAACTGAAGAATATGTTATCCCAGACTTTTTTAACTTCATTAGTGGTTATGATTTATGTGGATATAATATAAAGACTTTTGATATTCCAATCTTAAGACGATATGCAGGAAAATATAATTTTGATTTAAGCAATGAGATTATTGATATTCTCCCAATAGCTAGGCAAAAACTAGGTTTTTTAAAAAACAAGACATTATCTTCGGTTGCTTCATATTTTAAAATTGATACTTCTTCTGCACACAGAGCTATATCTGATTGTAAAATTACTTTAGATGTTTTCAAAGGACTTGCAGAACTACCAGATTGTGAAGTGCATACACAATCAAAGAAATATAGCACTCACTATTCAAAGGAAACATATCAATTAAATGAGCTTCATTCATTAATAAGCGGCATAATGACTGATGGGGAGCTTGAAAATGATGAGATTGCATTCTTAAATGATTGGCTAAAAACACATGAAGAATTAAAAGGGAATTACCCTTTTGACAGAATATATGCAGTGCTGACCTCTGTTCTTGAAGATGGTGTTGTAGAAGATCCTGAAGCGAAAGAACTTATAACCCTTTTTAATAACTTTATAGATGGAAAAATAACTGCCCCTATAGAAAACGGAATTGATATTAACGGGAAATACTTTGTTGTAACGGGAGAGTTTGAATTAGGAGATAGAGATTTTGTTGTTAGTAAATTAGAAAGCCTAGGCGGAATAAATAGAAAAAGTGTATCTGGCAAAACTGACTATTTAATAGTAGGAGCTTTAGGAAGTGCCGATTGGAGCTCAAAAAATTATGGTTCAAAGGTAAAAAAAGCTAAAGAACTGCAACAATCAGGCAAACTGATATTAATTGTTTCCGAAAATGACTTTTTTATGAACCTGAAATCGAATTAAACTAATTTATATTTTTATATAAAGTCGCTTATACTCAAAACTCACTTGAAAATATCGAAAGCATAAGACATAAAAGATAAAAAAATAAGCAGCGGAGATATTTATGAAGCCTAAAAATGTCAAAAATGGGAATGTGGATAAAAAGCCTTTTTACAAGAAAAAATGGTTTATCATTTTAATAGCATTATTTGTTCTAGGTTTAATTGGCAATGCTATAAGCCCTCAAAAAAACACAAGCTATAAGCTTACCAAAGAAACACATATTTATGATAATGCAAAAATTAAAAATGAGCTAAGCGGCAGCGGTGAAAAAATCGGAAAAGTTTCTGTTATAAGAGCACAATCAAAAGACATTACAGATAAAGTATTAACTGATTGGTATTTTAATCATGTTGAAAAAACTGATTATAATTACTATCTAATTGAATATACAGATTTTAATTGTAAAAAAGGTGTGTGGGCAATAAATGGAGTTGTAGAAAAGGACTGTGAACTATCCCCATCGTCTACTAATGATGGAATATCCGAAAAAAGCGGAGTTGGCATTATTTATACTAAGTCAGGCAATAAATTAATAAAAGATTAATAATCATATTTTATCAGGTGCTTAAAATGAAGCGTTTTAGAATATACAACATAATAAATAGCGATAATATTTCGCTTTTGGGTAAGCTATATGATATTTTTATGATTATCATTATAATATTAAGCTTGTTGCCTTTAGTCTTTAAGGAACAAACAGCCTTTTTAATTAGCCTAGATAAAATAACAGTTAGCATTTTTATCATCGACTATATTTTAAGATGGAGTACAGCGGACTTTAAGTATGATGAAAAATCAATAAAATCATTCTTGCGTTATCCCTTTTCTGCTATGGCAATTATAGATTTGCTTTCTATTCTGCCATCGCTCAACATCATCGGTTCAGCTTTTAAGGCGTTCAGATTAACACGACTTTTCAGAGCGTTTAGAGTATTCAGGGTGTTTAGAATTATAAGATATTCAAAATCAATCAATCTGCTATTGGTTGTAATAAAGAAATCCAAATATTCTCTATGTGTAGTTGGTGGGCTTGCTATTGTATATATCTTAACATCTGCATTAATTATATTTAATACAGAGCCTGAATCATTTAATACATATTATGATGCGGTCTACTGGGCAACTGTATCTCTTACAACTGTGGGATATGGTGACTTGTATCCCATAACAACGGTGGGACGAACTATTGCAATGCTTTCATCTTTCTTGGGAATTGCAATCGTTGCACTTCCAGCAGGGATAATAACTGCAGAATATGTACAGGCAATTAATGAAAAGGATAAATAGTCAAGGGGGTGCAAAATGAAAAGATATGAAAAGACATTCACTTTTGATGGCAAGCGTTATCATGTCTATGGCAAGAGTGAAAAAGAAGCAATAGAGAAAAAAGCAGTCCTAAAATCCGAGTTGGAAAATGGCAAGGTTATCATCAGCAAGAACACACAAGTTAAAACATGGATAAAAGAATGGATTGAAACTTATAAGGCTGGTGATGTTAACGATAGATGGTTAAACGACATAAAGGGTATATGCAACAATTTCATTGTTCCAAATATCGGACACCTACCGCTTAAAAGTGTCAAGCCTATTCATATAAAAAAGATATTAAATAGTATCAGCAATTATTCACGCTCATATAATGCTAAGATATATGATATATTAAATCAGATTTTCAAAACTGCAGTTGAAAACAACTTACTATCTAGCAATCCAATGATTGGAATTAAAAAGCCACAAGGTGTAACGCCAAGTAAAAGGCGTCCTATAACGCCATATGAGCATGATATAACGCTAAAGGTATCAGAATACCATCGAGGCAGTTTGTTTGTCCTGATAATGCTGTATTGCGGTTTAAGACCTCAAGAGGTTGTGCCTCTCACATGGAAAGATATTAATTTTAAAGATTGTACGCTAACTATAAATAAAGCTCTTAAATCTGACGGAACAGTCCAACCTTACACTAAAACATTTGCAGGAATGCGAAAAGTGCCAGTTCCGGATATTCTAATAAAAAGGCTACACGCTCAAAAAGGTAGTCCATTCAGCCTCGTTTGTGTAAATTCATATGGAAATCAATATACTGCATCGTCATATAATGCTATGTGGCGGAACTTCAAAAAAGAAATGAATATTGTGGCGGGCTGTAAGGTTGATAGGTTTAATCGACTAATTCCACCTTTAAGAATTGAGGAAGATTTAACTTTATATTGTTATCGTCATACTTACTGCACTAATCTCCAAGCGGCTGGCGTGCCTATAAATGTTGCTAAGGAATTGATGGGACATTCTGATATTTCCGTTACTTCTAAAATCTATACACACAAGTCAGAAACAGCTTTCAAAAATGCACAAAAAAACATAAATGATTTTGTTTTTTTGAATTCAGTGTCGCATTAGGTGTCGTACTGCTTAATCGACATATTGAAAAATAGAGGAAATAATTTTGACTACGAATCAGAAGGTTTAGGGTTCGAGCCCCTACGGGTGCACCACATGAAAACACCGTAATTTAAAGGGTTGCGGTGTTTTTTTAATTCAATATTTTAATAGCATTAATGGCTTTATTTGCCCATATACGACAGTATAAGTGTCGTATTTAGTGTCGTACTTTTTTAAAATTAGATTTTCAAAAAAACAATTTTTGAAACAATAAAAAACAGAGGTGCAACCATAAAATTTATATCCTAGACTTTTTATAATTTTGTGATAAAATATTTATAAAAATACAGCACTACTATATGTGTCGTTTTATATCGTCTTATGCAAGACGGTGTCAACGATACGATGCCTGTGGAACATAAGACAAAGTGCTAAACGCACCACACTAAAAGACAAGGTCAAATGAAATAGAGCCTGACGAGGCTCTATTTTTATATAATAAATATTAACAATCTTTAAAATTGGCAAATATCGCATATGGGGCTTTATTTTAATTGTTTTTATAATATTCGGGGTGATGGTATAGATATTATAGGCACATCTGTCAAAGATGTAATGATCTTGACATAATTTTGCACATATGGAAATAATGTCAGCATTACAACTTTTTCAAATTCATCTTCTCCGTCTTCAATAGATCCATCATAAATGTACTCGCCAATAACTGATATTGCAAATTCTAATTCTCCATCTTTTTCGTTTTTATCGTCTGTTGAATTTATTTCACAATTTAGCTTTCCTACTATATTATTTTTATCTGAATTGATTGATGTACTTATACTAATATTTAGTTTTGTTTCTTTCCTCTTAGATAAATTATTATTAAGCTTTATTGATTTTATAAATGCCTTATCAAGCTGTAAAGTTTCTAACATAATTGTCAATCCTTTCTTTAGTTGGCTCAGTAAACTCAAAATAATATGGTGTTGCATTTTGTTTTGTCTCTATTGTTAACTGAACATCATGCTTTATATTTAAAGGCAAAATAGATGAGCCATTTATTTTTTCTTCTATGGCTTCCTTTACAAACTGGTTCAATGATTTGTTTTCTTCTTTTGCTTTGATAAATGCTTCTCTATGAATTTCTGATGGAACTCTTACATTAAAATTGCCTTTGAATGGGGTTTCTGGAATTTTATTATGCTCACTACAGAAATATAAATAATCATCAACTGCTTTATGAAATTCTTCCTCAACATCTGATAATTTATCACTATAAAAATCAACCAAGTCTGTTATGCCCTCGATTTTTCCATAAATAATTAATTCTTCTGAATCAAATTTAACCTCTGTTGTATAACCTTTATATTTAAAAATGTTGCTCATCACAGATCTCCTCTTTCCTTCAAATTGTTAATTAGTTCTTTTTTAGCATATTTCTTTAATTCATTATTAGGGTGTGGTTTGTGCAACATTATAACTGCATTATCAGCCTTTCTGAAAAAACTAACTCTTGAACCTGATGTTTTACCCTTATTATCTAACTCATAGCCCAAAGCCTTAAGTAATTGAACTACTTCATCAAAAGTAATAACAGAATTTATATTTAAAATTTTTTTCTTTAATTTATCTATCTTACTCATTTCATTTTTTCTATGTGCAACTATTTTCAGTTGCATTGTATCAGTTGTTTATAATTTTTGCAATAAATTTTTCAAAAAAATAAAAAAGCCCCTCATTTTGAGGGGCATATCTAAATCGCACATCTTTATTTATTTTCATTAGGAGGCTCATGCGAATTAGACGCTTTTCCTGCCTGATACCACAACACGCATGAAGCAATATAAAATATCAATCCTGAGATTACTGTTAAACTAATCATTTCCTATACACTTCCTTTTCAAGTGATATAATTCTTTGGTCGATCCTTGGAATTTGCTCTGCAAAGTTATTGTGTTTCCTTACCTCTTCAGTTAAAGACTTTATCCTTTCATCTTGGACTGACTCATGTGCTGCAATGTCAGCACGAGTCTTTTCTGCTTCTGCTCTTATCGTCAATACAGTTCCTAGAAGAGCAAAGCTTCCGGTTATTATTGATACTAAAATTGCTGTTTCCATCCTCTTACCTCTTCTTGCAATAATCTAAGCATACCCAGCCGCCTGCACCTCTAGAGTATCCCCAGCTTCCCGACACTTTAAGTATTAGCAGCGGTGTGCCATTAATTAGAGCAGTTACCCTTGGATAACCAACGCCAGGACCTGTTCTGACATTTAAACCCATACTGTCAGCTACCCTATATCTACCTATAGAGTACCCGGATGCTGAGCTGCCGCCTCTTGGTGCTAGATAATCGCTACATAGCCATCCGCCTGCACCTCTTGAATATACCCAGTTCCCTGAGCGTCTTACGGGCTTTATTGGTGTGCCATATGCCTCTCCGCCAATGCGTGAATAATTAGTTCCTGGACCGCTTCTTACATTCAAGCCTTCTTTTGCTGTTACATATAGCATTGGCTCTGTAACTGCGTTTCCTTGCGGAGCTGATGTGTTGGATAGTGGCTTCCCACTTTTGCCTGGTTTCCACCCTGGAAGATAGCAAGTCCAACAGTGGATAATCAGTCCTTGCATATGCCTCTCATATGAATACCAACCATCATGATTTCTACCACCAGGATCACCAATCATCAGCATGTGCTCACCATTTTGATACTTATAATCCCTGACTGCGACAAAATGGCCGCCCATTGTCCATGTGACACCGCCTTTTGAGCCACCTCTAAATAGCAGTATCCCCCATCTATCACCTTTAGCCAACTCATTAAACATCTGTTGCATAGTATCATGCCAAATAGTAGGAAAACCAAAAGCCTCTAGCCCTGCCTTTATACCGCTCCAGTAAGTACCTGAACCGTTAGACGCATAACCGTGATTTGCAAGCCAATCCGCAACAGCCCTCGGCGTGATTCCCGTATCTTTTGCGTATATTATGTCTGCCATTGCAGTTGGCCCGCAGCCAGAGCCCCACATGGTATCACCTGCGTATCCTGTATAAGCCCATCTTCTGTCATACTGCTTAAAAATTGTGCTTCCCATGTTAGTCCTCCTCATATACTTTTGGCTCGTTAGTTTCCGCTTTGTTGGGCACACCTTCACCCACGAACTGTTTATCAGTGTTATCAAGCATTGACTTACCTGCTTCTATATAGTCGGCGTTTTCTTTTATCTCTGTTTCTGCCGTTACTTCAGGTAGCCCTGCAATTGAAGTTAGTAGTGACAGAATTGCTGCTAATACAGCAGTGCTAGCAACTACTTTCCAGTCAACCTCTGTAAGTAGAGCCGATGTTCCTATAGTGGCTACTGCGGCTTGTGCCAAGGTTTTTACAGCTCTTATGCCTGCTTTTTTGCACCAAAAATTAAAGTTTTGATTTTTCATAGTCTTACTTCCTTTCTTTAAATAAAAAATATAATAAAAAAAGAGCCTTAAGCTCTAAAAAACTGTTTTTAATTATTTCCACTTACCAATAACTTGTAAATTAACCCAGCTATCTTGCTGCCCTCCAGCTGTGGCTAAAGCTAATATCGTGCAATTGCTTGTATTTTGACCGGTATTCCTTGATGAATTAGAATATGCTGAAACAGCAAAACCAGTTCCTATACGCATTTGATAATCTAAATAGTCAATCTGCTTAAAGAATGGAGAGCCGTCATCATTTTGTGGCAAGTCATATTCATCTTTATAACCATAGAGTCCATTGACCGTTGTATAATGTGATAATTTACCACTCCATTGCCTAAGTGCAAAGGCAGATCCATTAGCGAGTTTATATATCGTCCATTCCTTATTACTACTTTCTTCTATTATGTAATCGACACCTACTCTTTTTGATAGTTCAATCAATGTATTTTTTAAGCTTACCATGCTATGCACCTAAGACTGTGCAAAGCCTTGATACTACTTAGTACCCCCCCCCATTTTAAATTTTCTTGTTCCGTATATTTTATATGGAATTATTGCTGAATTATTTTTATCAAATTCTTTAATGCCTTGATTTTTGTTCCAGCCATCATCAACTTTAAAACCATCTGAAATTTTAGTAAAAACTCTTGTATTAACCCAGAAATTATATGTATCTCTGCCCGCTTCAACAGCTTCAATGGTTATTGGTTTAGACATATCAAATCTAATGCTCTTATATTGTGGTGTTATTCCTGCGTTATAATATGCTAAATACACTATCTCGAAGTCTTGATAATCATCAATCTTAGGTATATTTATTGTTGTCGGCATAAACTCGCTATCAACATTTTCATTTGTCCAAAGCAATTCTCTATATTCCATTTTTGAAATAGAATCGACTAATATTCTTAACACTTTTTTTAAACTTATTGCCATAATTTCTCCTTTCATTTTTTGACGCTATTTCCAAGATTACTCACAAGCTCATTTTCAAAACTTAAATCATTTATGACTAAATCTGAAACATTTATTTTTGCTAACTCTATATCTTCTCTTAAACCGTCTATATTATTTTGTAACTCTCCAGCTGTTGTACCGTTCAACGCCCCTTTTAAAAGTTCGGTGTATCTGTCTGTTATAGCTGAAATATCAAAATTTGTTGGGAACGCAGGCTGAACAAAACCGCAAACTTCGGGATTTTGCCTTTGGTCTAAAATGTCTATATTATTAATCTCTGTCGCTCCTGCTTTAACTCTTATGTCTGCGAGTGCAATCTCATAATAGTTAGATGCTTGAACTAAATTAGGTGCTACTGGTGTTGTTGACGGTGTTCCCTCTTTTAAGTAAATCTCGATAGATCGTATTTGCTCTGATAAATCAAATCTTGCAACAATTCTATCCATTCTTTTAAGTGATGAGTGGGCTGGTGATATTTTAATTATCATTTCTTCACTCTGATAACCTATAGCACCAGAAATTATGCAGCCACCCTTTAAGACTTTAACCGACATACCATTATCAGCAACAACTTGTAAATCTGAGCCATCAGGACTGATAAGGGCTATGCCATTACTCCAAACAGTTTTGATAATATCTCTTACATCACTATCTGATACCGCCCTGTCTCCGTTAGGAGCTTCGTCTGTAATTTTAGATATAAATGGTAAACTTTTCATTTAATCACCTCACTAATTAATTGCTATATATTTTTGTTTTCGAGGAGTGCCAAAAATAAGCTTTATTTCAGTTTGATTTTTTCTAAACACTTCTTGAATTTCTATTATTCTTGCAGAAAATGATTTTTTAACTGAGTCAAAAATTATGGTGCATATGTCACCAATATCATAATCTTTTAAATAAAAAAATGTCTCTTGCAAGACATCCGCTTCAACTGTTTCAACTTTATAATGATTGAGCATTTCAAGACGACCTTGCTCTTTCATCGCTCGCCTTATCGCTGTTTGATTTGCTGATACCATTTCAATGTCTGATACATTACCACTTATCACTTTTAAAGGATAACAAGCTCCTAAGTCTTTTGGTTTGTTTGCTTCTTCGGTAACAGTTTCTGTTATGAAATACTTAACGCCATCTTTAGTACTCAATGATTGAACATTTGAAAATCCGCTTGCTGCCTGAACTTCCTGAATAATTCCGATCGATGGATATTCGCCCGATTCATCAAAATGGTATCTAATTGATGATACATTGCCAAAACCATCACCAAAGTAAACTTTATCTCTTTTATCTTCGCCAAAATACGGGTGAACGATTATTGACATAAGAGGTTCGCTCTCGTTTCTCCCGATTATAGGCTCGCACCAAAACGATTGCTCGTTACCTAAAAACAGCCCATGCAAAAATTGACCTGTCGGAGTTCCGACTTCTATTGTTTGGTCTATTGTGCTTAAAACTGGAGAGCCGTCAAGTCTAATGCTTTTTAATGCAGTGTTGCAAGTTTCATCTAAGTAATCATTGATTTTATTTCTTGCTACCTTTTCAGATTTTGCACTTATTGACTTTGATATAAAATTACAACCCCAGTCCAAAACCTTTTCACAGAAAAAGCCTGATACAGTTATAAATTTACCGTCTGTTTTTTGCTCTTGTATTACCTTTTGAACTATTGCCGTTTCTTTTCTCCCTGAGTTTTTTATATATTTAATTTCAGGATTCCAATTTTCAGAGGTTGTGTGTAACATAAAGTCGCCTGCTTCATTAAATTTTCTATTCCAAGAAGCTTCAATAAAATCAATCTCTTTTAATTGGTTCATATATTTATCATAAAAAATAAGCATATCTATACTCCGTCGAATCTTCCTACATATTTAACTTCTGTTTTAATCGCATTACCACCAACCTCTGCATTTACAGAGATTAATGTGTCGCCAAAATCAATTTTTAAATTCCTAAAATCAAAATATCCAACATTTTCAAAAGGTAGAATTTTATCATTTAAAGTTGCATATGATTTTGAGCAGTCTATCAATAAAATGTCTCCCTCTTTAAGTTCTGAGTTTATATTTATATCTGTATTACCGAACTTAATCTTAATATTCTTAACATAACCTAATGCCGTTATCTTAATAACTGGTTGTGTAGATGATGAGCCTTGATAACTAATTACTTTGTCGCTCACTGCTTTTTCAGTTGCAAACATCAAAGGTTTACCCTCAACAAATGAATGTGTATATTTCCATAATGCTTGTTTTTCTGAAAAGTTTATGCCCGTTTCGTTTGTTTCAAAAAGCTCCGAATATGGTGATGAAAATGCCACTTTGAAAATTGCATTTTTTTCAAACCTTTCTGTTGGATAGCTTATTGCCGATATAACGCAGTCTTTCGCTATTCTCTTAAGCCCTATATAAGTTATTTCCAGTGTGTATGTATAATCTATTGAGTGATAACCGATAATATTGTTCCTTGCATTTCGATACGCTAACCCAATATATTTTTTTGATACCGCTTCTATTTCAATAACTCTTCCGCTTTTTCGCTTGCCTGTGATTATATCTCCACTACCTACGCCACGAGGTTGTTTGAAAATTTCAAAAGGGGCGAAATCCGCCCCCTTAAGTGATGTAATTCTAAAATCACCATCATAATCAAAGATTAGTCCATCGCTTCGTATTACCTTTATTCCATACTTCATATTTTACCTGCCAATCCATATGTTTCTGTTTGCCACCTTATAGCATTAGCTGTCTCTTGAGGTGATTTTACGGGCTGATTAATAATGATCGTTTGTTCCACTCTTTTATCTCCATTTAGTGATAATCCTTGCATTAACAAATCTGTAATTTCAGATTTTAAACTTACATCTTTTTTAATGCTAGAAACATCAGCATGAACAAAATCTATTAATCTATCCAATCTTGCCCAAAATGGATCTAATGGTATTAACCCCTCAGCACCTGCTTCTCCGCCTGCGTGGAGAGTATTTCCGCTAAATCCGAGCAGAGTCGGTCTTGTCATTATTCCACCTTTTGCGTGCCAGCTTATACTAAACGACGGCTTTTTACCTTTTCCACCTAGACCCCACGGAGCTTTACCTCCGGAAACATGGAATTTAGGTATTTTTATATTAAGCATCTTGCCTATATGAAGCGGGAAAAAGCCCTTTATCTTTGACACAATACCGCTTAATTTATCCTTGGCTGATTGAATAGGACTAAGCATTGCACTTTTAATATTATTAAATGCACTCTTTACCTTTCCTGCAATTGATGAAAATCCCGATGAAAATTTTTCCTTAATACTCTCTATCTTTCCTTTAATATTTTCAATTATCGGACCGAATAACTCACTTATTGCACTAATTGCATAAGTGGTTACCGCACTTCTTAAGGTAATGATTAGATTAAATAATGCTAGTATTAACTTTGGTGCGGATTTGATGATAATTAATACAATTCTAGGTATTGCCTTAATTACAAGCGTTATTATTTTAGCGACTAGCTTTCCCATTGTCGTTGCGATTTTAGGTACTGATTTTGATATTCCATTCGCCATATGTATTACAAAATTTATACCTGCTTGAAGCATTTTACTAAGTCCACCACTCTCAACAAATTTTATGCCATTTTGAACCGCTTGAAATAATGCTGTTTTTATTGCTGGTGCATTTTGGATAATCGCTTTTGGTATTCCAATTATGATTTTGACTATAGCTGGTAAAACATTCCTCAAAACTGCAATCGCTGATGTTGCCATATTTTTAATTGGCTCTGTCAAGTCTCCACCAAGGGCTAATTGCCCCATGAAGTCCTTGAATGAAGCCTTAAGCATTCCCCAAGAGCCAGCTATTGTCCCCGCTGCCTCATCTGCTGTAGTGCCAGTAATGCCAAGCTCGGTTTGTACAGCGTGGATTGCCTGAGTTACATCTGAGAACTTGTTTATATCATAATGAACATCCAACCCTTTTTCTTTTGCTAGATCCTCTGCTTTTCTAAGCAAGCGTTCCATCTCTTGCCTTGTTCCACCATATCCAAGTTTTAAATTGTCCAGCATCGTATAATTACCCTTAGCAAAGCCTTGATATGCGTTTTGAATTGACTGCATATCAGTGCCAAACTTATTTGCATTGTCTGACATATCCTGCATTGCCATATTTGATAAATCCGCCGCCTTTGAGGTATCTTCACCTAAAGAACTAATCATCGCTGCCGAAAATGATGTGACATTTTCCATATACTCATTTGCGGATAACCCGCTCGTCCTATATGCCTGTGAGGCGTATTCTTTCATTTTATCAGCTGACCCTTTGAACATTGTCTCTATTCCGCCGATAGATTGTTCTAGCTTTGCACCCTCACTTATACTTGACATTATGAATTTGCCTACAGCTGCCGCCGCAAATGCTCTTTTAGCAACACTCGCTATTTTGCTACCAATAGATTGCCCAGCTCCCTCACTATCACCGCCCATTGCTTCGGTTAGCTTGCCTTTAATTCCTCTCGCAGACGGCATAATTTCAACATAGGCTTGTCCTAATTCTATTCCTCCTGCCATTTATGCCCTCCTTTAATTATTTTCTCTCTTGCTTCTTCAAATTCTTGTACACTTGAATATCCTGTCTTTTTTGCAGATTTTTCATTTCCATAAATCAAATCAACAATGCTCTCTCCTCGTTCACTTTCAAGACTTAAATATTTCGCAAGCATATATCTTATATCCCTTACTGAATCTATTAAAAGTGCATTGAGAATAATGCTAGGTATGCAGTTCTTAACTCCTATCATTTTTAATTTTATTCTTGAATTTTCCCTCAAGCCGATAGCAAGGGTTGCTATATATCTTGCAGGCAACCCTTTAAATGTATATATGTGATATGCCTCTGCAAAATCACATATCACAGCGTCTCTATCTAAGCTAAGCATACCGGCGAGGGTTAGGAGTTTTTTTCATTTTCTCCATTGAACATATCTTGTATTTCTGACATTGTAGCTTCAAGTGGAACTCTTCCATCTTCTGTTCGCAAGTGTTCATATAATTTGCTTCTTTGCTCCTTACCTAAAAGCAATTTTATAACCTTGCTAATTTGAGTTGGATCATCCCCGCTATCAGCTATTGCATCTATTAGCTCCATATTATCAGGTGCTGTATCTTCAATCTGATACTCAAACCCTGTTCTCGTTTTTCCTTTAATCATTTCTGTTCCTATGCCTCATTTTTTACAATATATTCATAGTGTGTATTGCCAGCCTCATCAGGTGACGCATTCAATGTTATTTCATAGCCTATTGCGTCGTCATCTTTATAAGTAATTTCGCCAACATCTGATACCTTTGCGTTTGGAATGACTATCCTTTTAAGAACGCCCTCACTAAGTATCATTTCTATAACCCATGAGTTATAGTCTCTTTCACTATTATTAGCCTTAACTGTAATTCCTGTATCTAAATCGCCACTAACATTATCAGCACCATATACCGCTTTTAATACATCAATATTGAGTGCCTCAATCAAAGTGTATTTAAATTTGTCTGGCTTTTCTTTTTGCAATGTTAGTACTGTGTTTCCACCCCAAGCCTTGATGTCGTCTGTTGATGGTGAATTATCATTTTTTATTCCATCATCTGACACATAGCCTAAACATTTAAATGCTTCATTTAGTTTTGTTTTTGCGTCTTTTGGTAATTCTGTGCCTATTGGTGCACTAAAAATAGCCCCTTTAATTTGAGGCTTTCCTGTTGATACATTTCTTGCATTATTCATTTTTCTATCCCCTTTCGTAATAGGTAATATTAACTACCGCTTGATAACGATATAGTTTTTTTGTTGTATCTGTGAAATTATAATCTGACAGTACTTTTACTGCAGATATTTGATTATTTGTTATAAAACTTTTTAATGCTTTCTTAACTTTTGAATTAAGCTTAGCAGTAGCCAGTAAACTTGTTCCATAAGATTGAACTGCAAATGTAGCCATTTCAATATAATTGTTGTTAGCACTACCAATCTTTTCAATTCTTATAAATTCATCAGTTATTGGTTCTGGCTTTTCCATATAGCAAGGAATGCCAAGCTCATTATTTAAATGCTCTAATAATAATTTTTCTATCATTTTAATGCCTTTAATATAGTATTTTCTTCTGCATTACGCTTTCTTGCTTTGAATGTTTCAGCATACACTGTAGCAGATACCCTGTCTGTTGTTTTATGCGATGTGTTAAATCCATCACCGCATCTTGCCTGTATATTTTGTGAATGCTTATCAATAATTCCTTTCATAGCACTAGATCGCAACAATGCTTTTACTCCTTGGCTATTTAGTTTAATTTTAACCATACTGTTCAACCATAACTTTCTTATTCCACTTTAACGGAATATTATCATTGATTCCTTGAACTGGTTTGCCATATACACGCCATTTTTCGCCAAAAAACGACACCTTACAATCTTCCCATATATTTTTATCTTCTTTTGGAATTGCTAGCGTATATACCACTTTTTTACCCGTCAAGTCCGTATTATCTATTATGTCATCAGCTGTTACCGGAGAAACGAGGACATTCTCTACCTTAATTGGAACTTCTTTATATATCGGCTTATTAAAATCGTCTTCATCAATTTTTACCTTGCTGAATAATATGACCGTTATTCCTTTAATCTTTTCCATAAAGTTCAAACCCTCCATATCTCTGACGCTTTAAGCCTAGTCTTGCAAGCTCACTATTTTTTATAAACAATCCTCCTCCGGGAACAAGATATGTGCCTGACCATGTATATCCCAACGCTGATTGGCTTTCTTGAGTCATTGGTTCGTTGTCTGTAGATGTCATTAGCGTTCTTGCTACAACATCTACTACAACCGACTTAAGCACATTCGCATATGCCTTATTTTTTGATAACTCGTCAATATCTTTTCCTACCTTGCTTGCTTCAATACGCAAGCTATCAGACACAATAGGTAGCAATTTTTCAGCTCTTGATAATTCTTCAGTGGTTAGTGATCGCCATAGTTCTATTACATCTTGAATTGTTGCAAATTCGCTCATAATAATCACCTATTTTTTAGAAGATTTTGTTGATTTTGTTTCCTTTTTAACCGTCTTAACAACTTCCCAATATCTCCCTTTTAATTCGCAAGGGCTATCAACGATAGCCCCTGTCTTAGTATAAATATATTTCATGATTATGCCTCTACAATCCTAGCAAAGCTTGCTTCATCCATAATTCCCCATCCGAGATACATTTCACTTCTGATATAGACCTGATTATATCCCTTTAAGTCCTTACCGCTATTATCAGGGTCACCATACTTAATAATCTCTACTGGTATTTCTTTAGCATAACCCCATTTAAACATTTCAGCAAAATCTCCGACTATTGCATGGTCTTTTACTGTTGCATTATACACAGTTTTATTGATGTCTATAGGTAAACCATTTATTGAGCTTGGATTGCCTCCCCACGCAAGTTCAGGGAACTGTTTAACTCCATTAACTTTGATTCCAGCTAACGCAGATGCCATTGTTGTATCCATAGCCATACCGGATACATTGCCCTCTGCAGCCTGAACCATAGCTATTGCTCCCTCAATATTAGCTTCAGGGTCTGTGCCACTATATGTAACAGTCTGAGATACTTTCTTATCAAAATTGTTATCCCCTATAACCGATGAAGCCGTGCCAGTCCTAGGATTGATTCCATGAAAAGCCATTAAATCAAAACCCTTAGCTACTTTCTTTGCAAAGCCGTCATTAAATGCCTTTAATATTGCTATCTTTTCTTCGTCTGCTGCGTATAGGAACTCATCAGACACCCTAGCACCATATTCAACCTTAATAGGTATGATTGTTAGTGGGCTAATGCTCATTCCTCCATGCGACTTTGCTCCATTTTCCGCGACTACATCAATTTCACTATCCATTGTAAAAGTAAACTCTTTCTGTCCATTAAATGGTATAGGTGACTGTCCTGATAAAACTGCAAGTGAACTCTTGCCTTTTACCTTATTAATTAGATCTGTTACTAGTGCTGGTTCAAATAAATTTCCTTTTGTTAGTGTTGCCATTTTCTTATTCTCCTTCTAAATTTAAATTGTTGAGTAGGCTTATGTAACTTTGATTTTCACCGTCAACATTTGACTCGGTATTTTTTAACGGTGGCGTTGGTTTTCCGGCGTTGATTAGTTCTGCCAGCTTTTTTGCATCCTCCGTTATACTTGCTTCATCTTCTCCCATCAATCTGCTTGCCATATCATAAGGTATCCCATTTTGGAGAGCAATTTTTGTTTTCATAGAAGATATTTCATAATTCTTCAAATTACTCTCTAGCGTTTCAATCTTTTCATTGATTTCATCCTTTGACTTGTTTGCCTCTTCAATGGTTGTTTTCAACTCAGCATTTTCTTTTGTTAGACTCTCGACCGTTTCTTTAAATGGTGCGTATTCTTCATCATATTGTTTTCTTATTGTTTCACGCTCCCTTAATAGTCTTTCCTTTAATGCCTCTTCAAATGCCTCTTGTGTTTCAATTACTTTAAATGCCATTTTAAAATCCTTTCTCCTGTTTTTCCGCACAGTTGCGTAATTTATAAAAAAAGAGATGTTTCCACCTCTTTTAATACCTAATCCTTTGTTTCTTTGGTGGCTTGCTTTCAGAGCAGAGCCAATGTGCTATTAAGCAACTATCCATTAAAGCTATTTCATTTTCTTCAAATTGTGCTCTATATCCAAAACCACCATTAGATCCTATATTCCTTTTTTCACAGTTTGTTATTACTTGAGATAAAGAAGCTTGCCCTTTGTGACAAATGGTTTTTTGATATATTGCTCTTTCAAATGACGCATTAGCTATTATCACCTCTTTAACTGTTGGCAGTATTGGCGGTGATAATCCGCAATCTTTCATCTCTGTAGCAAGTAATGATTGACCGCCCGCTCCGTCAACTGCGACCTTTTGAATGTCTGCACTTTTTAAAAATTGAATTATCCAATTATTCCCATTCCTTACTGTCTGACAGTCTATCGCTTCAACAAATACCTTGTCATCTATTGTCTTAACAGCAATGCTCATAGCAACATTTGCTCCATCACTGCCATACTTAATACCGACAAATAGCTTGCCTTTCAATTTTGGTAATCTATCTAATTTAACATTATCCCAATCAGTCAAACTGATAGCTGATTTTTGGTTATATCTTATCCATAAGCCAAGCCTTTGAATATTAAAATCCATAATATCTGACCCAATTTCATCTTCTATTGCTCTTTCTGTCAAAATTGTGCCTAATGATGGATTTGTTAAATACCATAAATCTTTGTTATACACATCAGATTCTTCATCAACTGACCACTCTGCCCAGCCAGTATTTTTTGTGCTTCCTCCAAGTGCTTTTTTTCTTAAATTATTAAATACTGTACCGCTTGATATTGGTGTTGGCGGAGTACCACACATTATTGTTTGAGGGTTCTGAGAGTCTGAAACAACATATTTAAGTGCTGACTCTTGATCTTCTGTATATTCCTGTGCTTCATCAATTATTAGTAAATCAAATCCCTCACCAAGTCCACCTGTTGATGTCCTAGTTCTAAACTCAACCCTGCCTCCATTTTCCGTCTTGACTTTCTCTCTACCAGAAGCTCTAAGCGATGTATATTTAATCTTTGCTTTATCAAGAAGCTTGATTAATCGCTCCCAAGCTGAATGTGATGTCGTCGTTCTATGTGCAGTATGTAAAACTTGTTCGCCTTTCTCAAGTGCAAGCATTTCTCTTATTACAATAACCTCATTTTTACCATTTCTACGAGGCAGAGAATATCCGAACTTCGTATGTATCCATAAGCCTTTTTTATTTTGAGACAATAATGCCTTTAATAGATTTACTTGCCAACGCTGAGCCTTTCGCTCCGTCTTTTCATATAAAAAAACAGCCTCTTCATGCAGACTGTTTCTTGTTGATAATATTAATGATTTTGTTGGCTTTTGATTTCCCTTTCTTTTTGCCATTTTAATTCCTTGCTTTAAAATAAAACCTTAACCGTATTTAAACGACAAGTAGTTTCATTGTTGATATATTTATTGACTTATATATCTATTTATTAATTTAGCCGCTTCTAATGTATATGTGCCCATATATTTTTTTATGACATTAAAGTCAAATTCATCAAGTATTTCTTCTAATACTGTGAACTCTGCAACTTCACCGACAAGGTTATCTTTGTTCATTTCCATTTTTTCTAAATAATCAAACATTCTCTTTGCTAAGTCGCTTTCATGTACAATAGCGTCTTTTAGCACGGGGACAAAGCAAAAACTAAACACCGTATGAACACCTGAATCTGAATCTATAGAATCATTTCTTAATTCCATATCATACAATTCACTTACTTCGGAGAACTCTCCGCATACATTTTCAATTAAAGAATCATATGTTAACATTTATTTCACCGTCATTAATCTTTCTAATTCTTTTTCTAAAAACCTCTTGTCTTTTTCTGGTATTTCCTTAGACATTGATTTGTTTATTTGTCTAATTAAATCTTCAACTTTCTTTGAGTGGTTTCTTCCATTTCTCCCTAAATTTAATCCTGTTTCAATTTCCATCTTTCGTATGCCGTCTTCTGCTTGA